GAACTATGCATTGCTACTTTTATTTTTTCGCCTACTGCAAAATATCTTGATTGACTTTGAAAATATTGATTTAAAGTAAATGTACTTGTATTGTTTACACCCCAACCACTATTATATATTTCTCCATTAATATCACTATCAATTGTAAAATAATTACTAATACCACCTGTCGAAATCTCAACAAAACGAATATTTAATTGGAAACCTATTTCATAATAACCTGCTTCAGTAAAAGTAAATTCATAGTTTACATTATCATATCCTGCAGGTGTGCTTTGAATTCCTGTATTATTAAAATTAAGTACATTAAATATTGTGAATGGTATACTTGGCAATACTGTATACGTACTATCAACTAATCTATCTCCTTTAAAAGTTCTGTCTGTTACTTGTTGTGTTGATAGTAACAATTTTTCTTGTGTAGCAGGTACTACTAATGTATTGAAGTTTCCACTTGTTAAAAATAGTGATGCATATCTATAACCTGCATCTTTGAAAATAGCATCTACAATTGTTCTTGCAAATATCTGTGGCTTTTGGTCTGATGTTAAGAATCCTTTTTGGTCATTACTAAATCCTTTGTCTATTAATCCGTAGTAATATCCTATTGCTGCTGATGGTGTCCAACTTGTAACCATATTAGCATAATTCCAAGTATGGTTATAAGCAGATAAATCAAGTTCACTTAATTTCTTTTCGCCTAAATCTTGAAATAAGTTAGCAAATTTGCCTATTATAATTATCTCGTATTCGATTTGGTTCTCATCAACTATATTGATATTCGTTAGTTGTAAGTAACCTTGAATCATTACAATTCCATTCTTATAAAGTATTGCATCTGCTTTTAAGTTAGGGTTAAAATCAGGTGCAAAGTTGTACGTATTAGTGTTGCTTACTGAACGTGCAAGATTAAATATGTTGCTAAAAATATCATTGTTAGTATGAGTACCAGGAAGAGTAATTGTTTTAGTAAAATCACTTTTTCTTTCTGCTACATTTTGAATGTCAATTATGCTTTTGTTGATTGGTATAGCTACATTGTCGTACAAATCAAGTTCATACTCAACTATGTTCGCACCTGCAACTTGATTTATTATTAATCTGTTTTGATTCATTATAACGATTGGCGATAACGTGAGTAAGTAAATTCGATGTCAAACGATAGATTAAATAATTTTCTATCATCTAAATATTTTTTGATTTCGTAGTTTTGATTAGTTATATTAACTGCAACAAAATTAGTTGCACTACGTTCAAGATAGATGACTGGTGATGTTGCAAGTTGTTCAAGCAATATGCTTTGCTCTTCGCTAATCCAATCACTATTGATTGAAATTTTATCATTTATAGTGGTGTTAAAATTAGTTTTTAGTCTATCAGATTTTAAGTAGCTAATCGGTAATGCTGCTTTAAATTGTTTACGTTCTATCTCTTCACTTTTTCTTGAATTCATTATAAAATTAAACGATTCAAATGCTCCTAATTTATTTAGCCAATGTAATCTTACAGTTGAGTAATTTGAGCATTGTGGAGTGTACGTAAAAGTCTTTGATGCTATGATTACGTTAGCACTTGTTTGAACTTGTACGACATAAGTTCCCATTGCTAATGTTAAAGCACTTGTATCTAAAATCCATTTACCTGCGTTTATGTTAAATAAATGTTCTTTTGCAGGTAAAGTAATTGATTGAGAAAATGTACTTCCTGAAAGTAAAACTATTTTTGCTGCTATTCTATTAGGGTCAAAGAAAGTAAGTATTTTATTTTGACTTGCTTCAATGTTTTCATTAACTGATAAGTTTGCGTTTAAATAACCAAATCCACTTACGTTTGTGTTTACGTATGCAGTAGGTGTGAAGTCTTCAAAATCAAATATAGCATTACTTGCAAACTTGTAACTTGATGCACTTGGTGTCGCAGGGTCACTCGCTAACACAGCACTTAATGTCGGAACAGTTGCCACATCATACAACTCACGAAACTCAACATAATACTTTAAACGTGAATTCGTGTTAGCTGCTACATATGCTGCTTGTGCGTTTAAGAAATCATAGCTTACAGAATTCTTTAATACATCTCCTATGTCAAAAGTTAAATCAGTTACTGCAGGTTGTTTTGGATATTTTAAACGTGCCAAAAGTGTTGATGTCGTAGTCTCTTTTATGTCAACTATGAAATTGAAATTTGGTTGAGCAGTATTGTTGCTACTTATCTTGTATACTACTTGGTTAAATGCTCCAATAAAATCATCTGGAGGTGTTACTATTGTGATTGCCATATTTTAAAATTCTGAAACTATTGATGCTAATACTTTTATTCCTATTTCTTTGCTCATTGCTTGTGATAACTTCTTTATTCTCTTTTGACCTACTGCAGGTTCAACATAATTTACTGCTTTTATACCACTTATTTTTGTTGCTATTGCCATACCTTTTGCTGCTTGTTCGATGACATCCATTTTAGCAGTTTTTGTTTTTGTTTTATTATTCGTCTTGTAAAGTCTTGTGCTTTTACCTTTTATTTTCGCACTCTTTAAACCAAGTTTAGATATATATTCTTTAAAACTATTTACCATCGTATCAGGTGTTCCAAGATTCCTGAATTGAAATGGTGAGTTAGGTGCTTTTGCGCTGCTCTTAACTCCTTTCACTCCCTTGTCTACAAATTCCCAATGGTCTTGCATAGTAACAATCTCAATTTTTATGTTACCATTAGCATCCATAGGATAAGGTTTCGGAGCAAGGTCAGCTATTAACTTACCTCTATCTTTTATCCTTGTTTTTTGCTTTAATATTTTACGCATTATAGCTATGCTTTCATTTGCCCAATCAATCATAATTTTATCAGCACCACTTTTTAACTCCTTTTGAAAGTTGTCTACTGATGAACCATATTTACTACCTATTGATGCGCCTGTGCCTTTTGCCATAATCGTTTATCTTCTTCGCTTTTGTCTTTATAAAATACAACTGTATTTAAGAATTCAATTATGTTCATATCAAAATAAAAGTCCCATTTACTTCTATCGTTATTTGACATATTGTTTATGACTGCAATCCACCCCCACTTTTCTTCAAAACTTCTACCACTTTGGGGTGATTCATTGCCATCTTCATTGACTTCTCTGCTGCCTCCTCCAAATAAATTAGGATATTGTTGTGCAATTCCTCGAAATATTTGCAAAAAAAAAGCATAATTGGGTAAGCACTGGTAATCTTCATATGATTATAAAACAAATCTGCAATCTCTTTATGATTTTCAGGATTGTACTTTAACTTTTTACCATACCAAGTTCTCTCAACACATATACTTGCTAAAATATTATGAATGTTATTCACGATATCCTTCTCATCCTTGCAAAACGAAGTAGCATCTATGTATTGATTTGCTCCAAGTTTTTGCGTTTGCCAAATGCACTCAAATCTTTTGCCTTTAACTTTAAATTTCATTCTAACTTTAGTGTTTTCAGTTAGCTTTTCAATCTCGTTAAATTGCTTTAAAGCATTAGTCAACTCATCTACAGGCATTGCTTCAATCTCATCAAAAGTCTTGTTGCTAACTATTGCTAACATCTTGATGCTTTTGTCTAAAACATCAGTTTCAAATTCAGATATTGTTTTGCACTTGATGAATTGACCTATTGTTAAATTCTCTAATTTCATTTGATAAATAATATATTTTAATTTGTTATTTGTTATAGTCTTACTATACTCGTATTGTGGCATACTTGCCTTGTGGTCGATTATTTAATTTATTTAAAGCAAAATATCGTATCGCATCAATTGCGTGATTACTATGGTCAATTGGTTTACCTGTTAGCTTTCCATCTCTATCCTTCTCCCACTGATATGCTCTTAATTCTTTGATTGTGTTTGTTGACTGTTTAGTGATATTCATTTGATATCTCTTTAGTATGTCAATACCTATCTTGATTGAATCAGCACCTTTTGATGCAGGTTGAATGTTGAATCCTTGCCTCCTTAATTCTTCGATTGATTTAGGTTCTGCACTATCTGCTACAATATCGTAAGGTCTTGTAATGTTGATTGACTTCATAAAATTACCGATGTCGTTATTAGTCATATTCGTTCTATACAGTAACTCATCTATGTAAAGTTCATTATCCATTTTGTAAATAGCCATTAGTGTTGTAGGGTCATTGGTGAACCCGAAATCCATCGAATAACCAAGTAGCTTTGCATCTGTAGGTATTACATCCACTTGCTTCCA